GGTCAGGGCCGATTGTTCGAGGGCGATAGGGATTGAGGCCAGAAGCGCCTCGGGGTTTGCGTCGGAAAGAAGCTGGGCTATGGCCGTTCTTTCACGAAGTTGGGCGTTTGTGAGGGCCATCAGGTTTCCTTTTTCAGTTCTTCCATGAGTTTCTCGATCTTCCGATCATACCGCTCACAGGTAGCTGCTTCGCGATCAACCGTTTCTTTCAATGCTCGCTCCAATTCGTAGTTCATGTTTTGCCCTCCGCCTTGGCGAGTGCAGATCGGGCCTTGCTGATCATGCAATCCGGAGCCACGTCATCGAAGAAATTGACCATCATCTCCAGTGCCTCATACATATCTGGCGCGGCGGCGATCAGGTGGGCGTTGGCGTGTATCTCTTTGTCTCCTCGGGCACTGCGCCAATACTCTTGAATAAACCCGTCCCAATGAACTATTCCACAATCCAATTCTTCTGATGCAAAAACGCCGGGCCTGCCGGAAAGCGGCCCCCCGTCATCATCAATAATAACCCTCCACGGCCCCGGTGTGTGCTTTTCGGTGTCTACTTCTTTGCGATTTGGTTTGAGGCGGTAAATACCATACTTCAAAAGTGGACTGCGATCATTATATCTATCAGTCCACCTTTTGCTACAAAACTCTTGAAGTTTTTGGCCGCTGTTTTGTGCCCCGAGGAGCGCCCACCTCTCCACTTTCGACATGTGTTTTAATATCAGCTTATTAGGGTTACTTAGGTCGGTCATTTTTATCCTCCACTGGCTGTTAGGGCGACACCGCCACTGAGGACGGTGCCTTGTGGTTAATAGAAAAGGGCTCCGATGGCTGCACCAGCGGCGGCCGAACCCGCGGCACCTGCGGCCGCGTTCTGCATTTGTTGCTGCTGGAAGGTTCCACGCTCGACGCATTGAGCGTGCTCAGGGGTTCCGGGTTTCCAGCCGACCTGAGTGCAGCGGGCTTTTTGCGCTTCAATCATCTCAGGCGTTGCGGTGCAGGCCGCGAGGCTGGTGGCTAGGATGGCCATGGTGATTTTGAGTTTCATGTCTTTCTCCTTTCGTTATCATGCACTGGCGCATGGGATGGGAGCCCGCGACGGGGCTCCTCACCGATGGGTCAGTTTTGGCGGGCTACCATGGCGATGAGTTTGTCAAGAAGGAATTCCTGAAACTCCCTGCTTTCATCGTCGAAGCCGTGGGTTTTGTGAAGCCACTCCTCGTAAAGGGTGGAGGCGAAGAACATGGCCCCGCGATCTAAGGCTGTGCGGGCGATGTATATTTCATCCCTTTTTCTGTTATAGACTCCGTATGTTCGTGGGCCGAGGGTGTCGGTTACGGTGAAGGCGTCTCTGGTGATATTCACGTCCAGCTTCTCTAGGAGTTCGATGGCCAGCCGGATATTTACCTCCTCGAAAGAGGATAGGTTGGATGGCGGGTGGCCCGAGTTTTGGCTGTCCGCTTCCCGGCAGGCTTCACGGATGGTTGCGTTGAACTCTTGGTCGAACAGATGCGGCCGGGCGGCCTCCATCATTCGCAATGATACCTCCGAATAGCGGTAGGTATTCTCGGTGAGGCGCTGGCAGAAGAGTTCTTGAAGAAACTCTGTTGGCGCACTGGTGGCCTCAATGGCATTGCGGATTTCCCAATCGGCTAGGAACTCGGACGCGAGGATGCGGTCCTCAGTCAACCGCATTGCGTTTGTGATGTTGTAGGTGAAGGCGAAAGGTTTCTCGCGTTTCTGAACAGCGACTCCGCGGTAGTAGACTGTGTAGGAGGTTCCATTGTGGATTTCGACTCCGCTGACGGTCCAGCGGGGCTCCGTTTCAAGGAAGATTTCCCTCCTCCGCTGGTGGGCCTCGGTGATACCGGCTCCGCTGACGGTGATGAGGGTATCCGCGTTCTTTGGCCGCGATGTGCTGACGCTTCCGCCCTCGTCCATTGCGTTTGAACGAAGCTCGCGGTAGGCCATCCACGGTTCCCAGTTCTTACCGAGTTCGGTGGTAAAACCGAGTTGCTCATCGTTCATATAGACCACGGGGATTTCTCGGTTGCGGACTGACTTCGCTGACGCAGTGAAGGTGTATTTTTGGCCGCCAGTTTTGAGGGATATTTGGTGGCCGGTCCTGAGAAGGGTGGCGATGGCGAATTTGAGCCCGGTGCCGAAATAGCCGATCGGGCTATCTGTTTCCTTCACAGAAACTCCCATGAGACGGATGGTGTCAAGGTCGAGTTGGCCGGGATTGTGAAAATAGAGTGTCATGGTCGGGTTCCTTTCTGACTCCGCTGACGGAGTTACTCCGCTGACGGGATTATGGCGATTTGGTTGACTCGTATGCATCTGGGCTCGTCGGAACGAAAATCCCATGTAACTACCCATTCCTGACCTTTGTGGTCAGTGAAGAGTTTGAAAAGCGGGGCTATGACTGTTTCGCCTAGCCCGTTCTGATAGGATACTTGCATGTTAGTGCTCCGCTTGGTAAAGTTGTTCGGCCTCGATCCAATCGGCCAGCTTGCGCTTAAGAATGTGGGCCGGGTTTTTCCTGATGGCTTTTTCGAGTTCATCAGCCGAGGTTATAAAGTCCACGAAGAGATCGACCTCGAAAGTGTCGTCCGAGATATAGAAGACGGTCTTGGAGCCAATAAACTCGCAAGAATATGAGAAATCGAGATCAAGGCATTCGCGGGCTGTCTCGTAGACCTCGGCTGAAACTTCTATTTCCCGTTCGACTCTCTTGCCAAGGGGCGGAACGAACTCAGTAATTGGAATTGTGGGCATCTTTTTCTCCTTCCATCTTGGAGAGAAGCTTGCGCTTCTCGTCCTGAAGTGCGTTAAGGCGCGGAACGATACTGATGGCGAACGGTTTGCACTCGAGGAGGAACTGTTCGCGTTCTATCTCCGCAAGGCGGTCACGAATTTTCTTCGTCAAGGCGGGCCTCCAAATCTATCAGGATGGTTTCAGCTTTGTTGAACGCTTCGGCGGCCAGCTCCATACGGCCGGACCCTATCATGAGGATACCGAACTGCATTTGAAAGAGGGCTTGGCCAGCGAGGTTTCTTTCTGTCAAATACTGCTCAAAGCCGGTTTTTGTCGAGTCGGTCATGTTCAGACTCCGTAGAAGTTAAGGATCAGGAGGCCCCAAAAGATATAGGTGGCCGCCATGGCTATGATTGCGTAAGCGAAGGCGTAGAGAAGGTTCATTTCATATACTCCTTGAGCCACTGGGTGGCCCGCTTCTTTCCGTAAAGAGTGCGACGTTCTTTGTCCGACTTGCAGACCCAATCAACGCCGTTTGAGGAATAGGCATATGCCACAATGCCCTGCGGGCCAGAAACGTGCATCTGCCAGCACCGGGGCGAAAGGTCAGTGAAGGTCATTACGCGAGCCTGTGGTATTGGGTGCGAAGGTAAAGTTTGACGTATTCCAGTTCCGTTGTAAACTCATCGGGGTCGAGTAGGTTTATAAGCATTTGGGTCTCCATCGGGTTGAGATGCTGATCGCATCGGAATGGGCCCCAGACTTTAAGATTGCGTCTGGGGCCCGAACCGATAAGGTCAGTTCAGTCTTATCGGATTGGCCACTAACTCGCCATCCTTCATTTCATACGTTGTAGAAACGTGGGCCTTGTATAAAGCCTGAAGGCGGGCAAGCAGGGCTTCCAGTTCCTCGTCGCTTCCCATATCTTCGATAAAGGACTCGGTGCGCCTGATGAGATACTTGATCTCGTTCAGGTCAAGGAACCAACCGGGGATTTCAGGGTTAGGGAAAGTTGACATTTTCTTACTCCTTCATGCGAGTTTGGTTACAAGAACTGCAAAACGGTAAAGGGCCTGCGCCCAATCCGGGCCAAGTTCTTTGGCCACATCTACAGCTAGGTGGCCATCAATCGGGCTGTCGGGATCGCCATTTTCCGTCATAGGGAGATTAAGGACGATTTGACCGATCGCCTCGTTGGAAAGGCTTTCCATGTAGGTCGGCGGATCAATCTTTACGTTTTGCGAGAGTTCGACAAGATGCATCGGGCCGGCCAGTTCATGGCATGTGATGGCAGCGTGATGGCCTTGGGTTGCAACCATCCCAGCTTCGTGCGGGCGAACGTATTCGCCGTAGTCTGCAAAGATGGTCCGAAGTTCACGAGCGATGGCGGCCAACCGTTCATTAACTGCGTTACCCGTATCTTCATCAGAGAGGGATGCGCCAAGCGGGCCATCCGCGATCTCATGGATATGCTTGATAGTCATGAAAGCTACTCCTATATATGGCCCCGCGTATAAAGCTGATGGGAAAGGCGGGGCATACTCACCCATCACCCCGACCATACATTATACGGCGGGCGATGTCAAGAACTTTTGAAAGGCTCGTAAGGGGAAGGAAGAAAAGCCGGAAGCTCGAAGAAGGAAGGCCGAAAGGCCTGTATGGCGGTATCACAAAATGGTAGAGCCATACCATGCCCGTGAAAAGGTCGGAAATCCCGTTTAATACAAACCGCCACTCCCCCATTAACATACCCAGAACATTACAGTAACAACCATCCGAAAGGACGGAACTCACTCGACGGATCGGCTGACTCCGCTGACGGACCGGAAGACTCACTCGACGGGACATTTTTACCATCCAGCTGGTGCAAAAATATCACGAAAGGCTGCAAGGCACCTATGCGCTTGGAGCATGGCGTTCGCCTTAAAAGAGAGTCAGGGAAATGTTAATCATCTTCACATCGACGAAGCCGATCCCCCGGCGTCACCTCTCCCGGATCGGGCGTCTTACTCCAAGCTTAGCGTATGGCGCAGATATGGTCAACACCTTTTCGCAAATTATTTTCGCCCCGAGTTCCCCCTTTGTTCCACGCCTTATATATAGGGGAACTTTTTTCAAAAAAGTTCCGATTAAAGCTTGCATATGGTTCCCATATGGCTTATGTCTTGGGTATCGGAAGCACAACGCAAGCCGATTAACCCGAAAGGAAAGTAACAATGGAAATCAAGATTAACCTTCCCGAGTCGATGGAAATTGCAACCCGTGATGGCGCATCCGTCGCCGTCGAACTGGCCAAGGTCCATGCCGACCTTTGGGAAGCCTTCGCCACGGAAGGGCTTGCCGAATACATCCGCGATGCCCGCGCTTCGGCCCTTGCAGTTGCATACGCAAAGGCCACCGGGGAAGAAGGCGACCCCGACACCCGCAAAGCTTGGGGCGAAGAAAACCCCGATCTTGTCCGGGCCGAGTCGCAAGCCATGATGGAAAGCGCCGTGGAGTCCGCATATGCCGGGGAACGTAAAGCGCGCCGTGAGTCCGCCGGTCCCGCCTTCACCCCATTGCAGGACGCGATGTATGAAACGGCGGGCAAGCTTAAGGGTAAGGCCGGGTGGAAAGACATTGCCACCGCCTTTGCCGGATGTAAGGGCATGACCACCGCCGAACGTAAGCAAGCGATTCTTGATTGCATCGAGTCCCTGCCGAAAGGGAAGCGCGAAAAGGTCGAAACCGCCGCGCAAAAGACCCTTGACGCTTTCGCCGCGATGTAACTCGGAAAACAGAAAAGCAAGGGGCGGGTCTATCCCGCCCTTTTGTGTTGCAAAAAATCCTCACAGATCGCGACGGGCATAGTAGTCAAACCTTTGTATGGGGTCAAAATTTCGAGCCATACTTTTGCCATCTCGATTTTTATTTTTCCCAAAATTTCCGACCATACTTTCGCCAGCGTCCGTTTAAACTTCGTGAGGAGCCCGCACCATACTTTTCGGCCGCCGCTTGACACGCGGGCCAAAATGTGCAAGAGTGCTGCAAAGGCAAGAAAGCGTGGTGCAGCCATATGTCACTCGGACTAAATATCACTGAACTTGAGGCCGTAGCCCCGCGGACTCCTCTGCAGTTTGAGGTGGTCCGCGAGCTTACCGAAGCCGACATTAACCTCATCCAGACAGTTCCAGCCGGTGAGAAGCCACCCGAGATTAAGCGGATTAGTGACCGCCATCACATGCTGGCCCGGTTGCTGGCCGCCGGGGTAACTGAGGAAGAGGCTTCCTTACAAACGGGCTACACGCTGAGCCGCATTTCCATCCTCAAGCAATCGCGCATCTTCCAAGACCTCATGGCCTTTTACCGCGAAAAGATGGATGCGAAATTTGACACTGTTATCGAGCACATGGCCGGTCTTTCCAAAGACAGCCTGCTTGAGCTTCGTGATCGCCTTGAGGAATCGGCCGACCGCTTTACCAACTCCGAGTTGCTAAAGATTTTCACGGAGATTAAGGATCGCACGGACAACGGCGGGATGGACGAAAAAGACCTCCCGACCGTTATCGAGCTTGTTGCCCCTGAGCAGACCTCTTCCTCCCTGTCGGTTGCAGATGGGCGGCAAGAAGGGGAGGAAGCTGATTGACGGCGGCGCAAATTCAGCTTCCTCCCAAAGCTATTCCAATCTTTCAGGGCGAGGCCCGCTACCGAGGTGCTCACGGTGGCCGCGGCTCAGCCAAGACTCGCACGTTCGCGATGATGACCGCTGTGGATGGTTATCGTCTAGGACGGGCTGGCGTCTCGGGCATGATGCTTTGTGCTCGTGAGCACCTTAACTCCCTAGACGAAAGCTCGATGGAGGAGGTCAAGCAGGCCATCGCATCCGAGCCGTGGCTTCTGGACTATTACGAGATCGGTGAAAAGTTTATCCGCTCTCGTGACGGAAGGATAAAATACGGCTTTACCGGGCTCCGCCACAACGTTGAGGGTGTCAAATCCAAGGCCCGCATCCTCCGTGCGTGGGTGGATGAGGCCGAGCAAGTGTCCGAAACCGCTTGGCGTAAGCTTATCCCCACCGTCCGCGATCAAGACCCTGTTAAGGGCTGGTCGTCCGAAATCTGGCTTACATGGAACCCGGAGTCTGAAAACTCGGCCACGAACCAACGCTTCCTTGTAAACCCGCCGAACAACGCAAAAATCATTCAGCTAAACTATTGGGACAACCCGTGGTTTCCTGATACGCTTGAGGCCGAACGACTGGAGGACCTTCGGCTTCGCCCGGACATTTACAACCACGTCTGGGAAGGCGAGTATCTTATCCTTACTGAGGCCCAAATCTTTGCGGGCCACTATACTGTGGATGAGTTCGAGGAACAGCCTTTCTGGGATGGCCCTTATCACGGGCTTGATTTCGGTTTCAGCCAAGACCCGACAGCCGCCACTCAATCCTACATCCACAACAACGTCCTCTACATCCGGCGCGAAGCCTATAAAAAGAAGCTTGACCTTGACAAAACTGTAGACTTCCTTACTCGCGAAATTCCTCGCATTTCAATGTATATCGTGCGGGCTGACTCGGCCCGCCCTGAGTCCATTTCCTTCCTCCGTCAACACGGTATACCGCAGGTCGTCGGCGCCAAGAAAGGCAAGGGCTCGATTGAGGACGGCATCGAGTATCTCAAGTCCTTCGACAAAATTGTCATTCACCCTGATTGCCCGAACATAGCCCGTGAGTTCATGCTCTATTCCTACAAAGTAGATCGGCTGTCGGGCGACATTCTTCCAGTCATACTTGACAAATATAACGATGGCATTGACTCCCTTCGTTATGCACTCGAGCCCATGATCCGCCATAAGGCCCGCCCGAGGATACGTTCGCTATGAGTATCATTTCCCGCCTTTTCTCCACTCCGCCGGAGATAAAACTTTCCAAAGGCTACCGCACTCACTTCTTCGGCCTCATGAGAGCCGCTTGGTCTGGCCGCCGCTACCAAGATTTCTCTCGCGAGGCCTACAGCCTGAACGTAATTGCTCACTCAGCCATCAACAGGATTGCAAACGCCGTGGCTTCAATCGAGTGGCAAGTAGATATAGGCGGTAAGATTGTAGACGAGCACCCGATCCTCGATCTCATCAATCGCCCAAATCCTGCAATGTCCCGCTTCGCTTGGTGGCAGGCTCGAGTATCCTACCTCCTCCTTTCGGGCAACAATTACGATGAGCGAGTAACCGACACTCGCGGAAACACGCTGGAACTTTGGCCGCTGCGGCCTGACCGCATGACCATCCTTCCCGGTGAAACTGGCCTACCTAAAGGCTACGAATACAAGACAGGCAACCAAAAGGTAGTTTACCCTGTAGACGCCAAATTGGGCTCAGACATTCTGCACATTAAGCTATTCCACCCCACTGACGATTGGTATGGCATGTCGCCCATCTCGGCCGGGGCCTACTCCATCGACCAGCATAACGAGTCCATGAACTGGGTTCAGTCCCTTCTGCAAAACGCTGCCCGCCCGTCAGGCGCTCTTGTCGTTGACAGCGAAACTGGCCTCTCGGATGAGGAATATCAGCGGCTTAAGGTCGAGTTGGATCAGAAGTATTCCGGCGCAGAGAACGCTGGTCGGCCGATGTTGCTAGAGGGCGGGCTGGATTGGAAATCAATGGGCCTTAGCCCGATGGACATGGAAATCCTACGCACTAAGGAAAGCGCCGCCCGCGACATATCTCTTGCTTTCGGTGTCCCTCCACTTCTCCTCAACATTCCGGGTGACAATACCTACGCCAACTATCGTGAGGCCCGGCTTGGTTTTTATGAGGACACAATCCTTCCGTTGGTAGAATATCAGGCTGCGGAACTTTCCTACTGGCTTAGTGAGGATGTGCGCCTCGTGCCGAACAAAGATAAGATTGAGGCCATTGCAGACAAACGGACAAAAATGTGGGAGATGGCCGATAATTCTGACGACCTTACCCTCAATGAAAGCCGGGCTATGAAAGGCTATGACCCGCTTCCTGATCCTCTGGGCTCCATGCTCATGGCCGAGGTTCGTAAGGGACAGGAGTCCCGTGAGGAAGAGGATGAGCAAACTGTCGAAGAAGACCTGTGGGAATTGGGCTATGGAAAAGTTAACTGAGTCCATGCTTTCCCTTTCCGCCTCAATAGAGGACAAGTATTTCGAGCGGGTTTCGGACGTGTTGCAGGCCGCGATGGACTCCACCATTGAAAACCTGAAAAATGAGCGTTACCCGCGCAGGCTTAACGACAGCTCTCGCTCGGCCATCGTGGCCACCGTGACGGCCCTGTGGCAAGAAACCACAAACGAGACCGCCGATTACATGCAGGAGTTCTTCGCCTCTGGCTTTAAGAACCTGCGGACGAAGGCCGAGAGAACTGAGGTCAAGCAGCGCATAATCCGAGAATACATTGATCGCTACGGAGCCCGCCAAGCTGCGCAAATCATCCGCACGACTGAGCGGCAAGTCCGGGATATGGTAAACGGTGGGCTGGCACGGGGTGAAAGCATTAATGAGGTCTTTAAAAACCTTACAAACAAAATTCCGGCCATCGCTGACCAGCGGGCTACCGTCATAACCCAGACCGAGATACATGCAACTAATCAATACGCCTCGCAGCAGATGGCGATCCGTTCCGGGCTCCGGTTGCGGAAAACGTGGGACTCAGTGAATGATGAAAACACTAGGGACTTCGGAGAGGTAGGCCACATTTCAGCCTTCAATCACCGCGTCATGAACGGTGTAACTGTGCCTGTTTCGGCCGCCTTTCCGGTCCCAACCTTAACCGGGTCTGTCGAGCGGCTTTTGTTCCCCGGCGATCCTAAAGGCTCAGCGGGCAACGTGATTAACTGCCGGTGCAACCAAGTTTACGTAGAGGACTGAACAATGGAATACAAAAGCTTTGCTTTCGACACGAAAGTTGAGGATGAGGAAAAGGGAATTATCTCGGGCTACGGCTCGGTTTTCGGTGTCAAAGACCTCGGCGGAGATATAATCCTTAAGGGCGCTTTTTCCAATTCCCTCAAATCAGGCAAGTCGGTAAAGATGCTTTGGCAGCACGATCCGTCGCAGCCCATCGGTGTCTGGACTGATGCGAAAGAGGATGACCGCGGGCTGCAGCTGAAGGGCCAGCTTCTTCTGGACATTCCGCAAGCCAAGGTAGCCCACACCCTCTTAAAGCACAAGGCGCTCGAGGGCCTGTCCATTGGCTACAAAACCATCGACTATGAGATAACGGGCAAAGGCGATGAGCGTGCCCGCGAACTGAAAGAACTAGAGCTTTGGGAAACGTCCCTAGTGACCTTCCCAATGAACCCCGAGGCTGGTGTGACTGACGTGAAGCAGCACATTAACTCCCCTCGGGAAGTCGAGCAGCTTTTGCGCAAGCAGGGCGTGCCCGGCACGTTTGCCAAACTTGTAGCTCTTTACGGCTATGACGAGGCAGTATCCCGCCTTAAAGGACACCGTGAGGGTGACGACGAAAGCAAGGCGACATTCATCGAAACCATCAACAAACTGAAGGAGGCTATCAATGCCTAAAGATGGAATCGACCTCGAAGATGCCGTTAAGGCGGTAGAAGAGGTCAATCGGGCGTTCGAGGAGTTCAAGAAAACTCTGCCCGAGACAATCGAGAAGAAGGCAGGCGAGTCTGTCGATATTCTCACCAAAGAGAAGCTCGAAAAGATCGAAGCCGATCTCGAGGAGAATCAGACTAAGCTGGACGAGCTGGCCACGTCGATGCGGCAGAAGAAAGTTTATCTGGACGGCAGGGAAGTCGATCAGGAAGAACTGGACTTCAAGGCCGCTGCGTGGGCTAATACGGCGGCCGAGTTCCGTAATGGCCGCAATCGGCCCGAAAGCTATACTCATGAGGATATGCAAACCTACAAGAAGCATTTCCTGAATTGGGTTCGGGGCGGCGATGGCTACAAGTCGGAACTGGAGCCCGATGAGCGGAAGGCGCTGTCTGTCGGCTCTGATCCTGATGGCGGTCATGTTGTGGACCCTGACACTACTGGCCGGATGGTTCAGCGTCAGTTCGACACCTCTCCGATGCGGGCATACGCTGCTGTGCAGATGATTTCCACTGATGCACTCGAAGGTATGCATGACGTAGATGAGGTAAGTTCGGGCTGGGTTTCGGAAACTGGTTCGCGGCCGGAGACCGATACTTCTGAGCTTGACGCGTGGCGCATTCCTGTGCATGAGCAGTATGCAGAGCCCCGCGCTACGCAGAAGCTTCTGGACGATGCCTACATCGACATAGAAATGTGGCTAGCCGACAAAGTTGCGGACAAGTTTACCCGCACCGAGAACGCAGCCTTCGTTACTGGCGATGGAGTAGGCAAGCCTCGTGGCTTCCTTGACTATGGAGATTGGGACACGGCGGGCGTCTACCAACTCGGGGCAATCGAGCAATTCGATACCGGAGCCTCTGGCGCATTCGCTTCCGATCCCAACGGTCCTGATGTCCTCTACGACGCCATCTACGCGCTGCAGGATCGCTACAAAGCGGGCGCTGCATGGTTTGCTAATCGTGGAACCTATGGCACCATTCGTAAGATGCAGGACTCGAACGGCATGTATATGTGGCAGCCCTCGGTTGCTGCTGGAGAACCTGCCACCCTCGCGGGCTACCCCACCGCTGTCTTTGAGGACATGCCCAACATTGCGGCCAACAGCCTGAGTCTCGCCTTCGGTAACATGGGCGAAGCTTATCAGGTCGTTGACCGGATGGGCATCCGAGTTCTTCGCGATCCCTTCACCGCAAAACCCTATATCAAGTTCTACACGACCAAGCGAGTCGGTGGTGACGTGATTGACTTTGCGGCCCTAAAGATCGTGAAGTTTGCATCGTAACCTGAGGAGAAAGGAGAACACCAATGCCTCAGCGTGATATGAAAAACAACATGCAGGTTGTCCACCTTGGCAATCTGTCCCTGTCGGGCGCGACGCCCGCTGCATCAGACTGGGTGGATACTAAGGGTTTTGATACCTGCACGTTCGTCGCAGTCAACAATACTGTAACTGATGCGGGAACGGCTTCGGGCTTCAGTTTTGAGGTTCAAGAAGGCGATGATACTACGGCGGCCGGTGCTGCTGCAGTGGCTGACGCCGAACTTCTGGGTGCCGAGTCTGCGCTTACCGTGACGGCTGACGGAGATGATGATGCCATCGCGGGCACCATTGGCTACGTGGGCAACAGTCGTTATGCCCGCGTCGTAGCTACCGGAACCACCGGAACCGATGCAGACGTTTCCATCGTCGCAGTCCTTACCATGGGTGCACGAATGGACCTTGATGCTGGCGTCGGCACTTCGGTAGCCGCAACTTAAAAGAATAGGAGGGGCTGAGAAATTGGCCCCTCCCCCTACGGAGGCTAAAAATGGCTAAGATTATCAAGAATTTCTATCATGCAGGGAAATGGTATTTTCCCGGTGATGATGTAGAAGGCACCGCTGAAGCAGCTGCCCGCTCAGTCGGATGCGTTGCTGGCCCTGAAGCAAAGATGCTGCAAGGGGCTCCTGAAAACAAAGCTGTCGAGGAGATAGAAGATGGCCGTAACGACAACTAAGATTGCAGACTTTGTTGAGGCGCTGGCTGAGGGTTTTCACAACCTAGGCTCAGACACCCTTCAGATCGCACTTTCCAATACTGCGCCCGGAGCCGAAACATCGGACCCTACGGCCACCGGGAACGGTATTCTGGCCAATGTGACGCAGATCGCCTACACAAACTATACAGACGATATGACCGTTGACCGGGTTCTGGAAAGCGTGACCTCGGTAGAAAGTGGAGGCACCTATACGCTGGACGCAAGTGATATTGTCATTACAGCGTCGGGCGGGGATATTGCAGATTTCCGCTACATTTACCTATTCAACCAGACGGCCACGAACGATGAACTTATCTTGCTCATTGATGCGGGCGAGACAATTTCCATCACTGACGGCAATAGCCGCACAATTCAGTGGAACGGATCAGGAATTCTCACCGTAGCATAAGATGCCACGTTGTCCAGTCTGTGATAGCGAAATTCGTGATGGCCAACTACCTAATGACGTTGAGGTGGCCGACCTCGTTCAGCGCATTCCGATGCGGCAGGCTGAGGCCCGCGTTTTCCTCGCCCTGTGGGACGCGAAAGGGAGGGTGCTTACCAAAAGCGTCCTTCTGGACCTGTTCGAGGCGTGGCGATACGAGCCGTCCGATACTGCGCTATCAACGACGCTCAAGAGGCTGCGTCAGACAATTAAGGATCGCGCGTTGCCACTGAACCTGAAAGTCATTCCAAGTATCGGCTGGCTTCTTCAGCGCCCTTCCGACTGGCACTGGCGCGACCTGAAAACGGATTTCGAGCTACTGCTCGAGAAGGACGATTTCGACTTCAAGGAGATGTGAAATGGCACTGGCAAAATATCCCATGTCCGTCACGCGGGCTATTGAGCAAACCGAGGTTGCGGCCACGGCGGCCCGCAAGGTAAAGAACGACACGGGCGATCTGACGTTCCGGCTTCTGGCCAAGGTGTTCAACGATATGGAGCGCATGGAAGCGCTCTGGCGCACAGCCATCGCGGACATGAACCGGGGCTACGCAGCCGATGTGGACAACTTTCTTGCCTCAATCGGTGGCCCGGGCAAATCAACACTGATTGGCCAATTAACAACCCTCAAGCAGGCGAAGGACGCTTTCGGTGACGCCCTGCGTTCGTGGCTGCACAATCAGCCTGCCTCGTTGCTGGTGGATGTGCCGACCCTGACCGACGCGGACGGAAACACCTACCGGGAATTGCAGTGGGGATCGCATGTCAGCGATCCGACCGCACAGACCCTGCGCGATAGCCCGCCTGTGTTCAACCTCGTCGCAGCCTTCGACGCACTCGGAGTGTAAAACGTGGTCGCCGCGACCGTCAGCACATACTCGGGAACCGGGGCTACCAAGACGACCACCAATATCGGGGGCACGGACTATGACGTCTACGAGTTCCCGAACGGCGGCTCGATTACCTTCGACGGCGCCGGGGATGTAGATTATCTCATAATTGGCGGTGGTGGCGCAGGTGGAGACAGGCGCGGTGGTGGTGGCGGAGGTGGACGTTTTCTCGAAGGAACAACGTCTGTAACGGCGTCAACACTGACTGTCACGGTAGGCGCCGGTGGTGTAGGTAATGATGCTGGTTCCATTCCAAGAGCAGGCGATAGCTCGTTTAACGGCCTGATTGCTCCCGGCGGTGGCCATGGTGGTGGTGGTGGTAACGTTGACCATAACGGAGAAATTGGTGGGTCAGGTGGTGGTGGTCGCTATGGTGGCACCGGAGCAAGCGCGCTGAGCGGGACTGGTGATAGTGGCTTCGGTTTTGCGGGAGGAAGCGGAGAGGATTTGGGAGATGGTGGCCGTCACGGCGCAGGTGGCGGTGGTGCAGGGGAGCCGGGGGATGATAGACCTTTCTCGTCTTCTGGGCCGGGAGGTGACGGAGGCGATGGCAGGCAGTCTTCTATTGACGGCACGGCAACCTATTATGCGGGCGGCGGCGGTGGTGGTTCTACTGACGGAGTCAGTTCGGGGGGCCTCGGCGGAGGCGGAACAGGCGGCACAACTCAACAGGACGGCACGGATGGCCTAGGTGGTGGTGGCGGAGGTGGCGCACCTGCTGATGTATTTTCTGACGGCGGCGATGGAATAATCATAATCCGGGTCGAGACGCCGGGCGCTGCTGCAGCTATAGAAGTTCCCACAACTTCATACACCCTTACCAACCCTGCTCCATCCCTGCCCGTCAACGAGCTGCTGGCCGTCTCGGCAACCGCATACTCACTGACAAACAATACACCGGACATTCTGGCCGAAATTGCACTGGCCGTTCCTGCAACCGCATACACCCTATCCGCCTCGGCTCCGACTCTGCTGGCCAACGAACTTATCTCAGTTGGCGTTACCACATACACACAGAGTCTGCCTGCACCGGAGATTGTGGCCGCGCTTACGCTCAGTGTCCCTCTTACCACCTACACCCTCAGCCTTCCGGCTCCCAGCCTAGCGGCCGCTGAGACACTTGAGGTCCCGCTTACCTCTTACGTGCTTACTGACTTGCCGCCGAGCCTGACTGAAAATCTAGCCCTTTCGGTCCCACTTACCGCCTTTACCACTACCGTTCCTATTCCCGCCCTCACGGAGCAAATAACTTACGCGGTCTCGGTAACCTCATACACCCTCACCGTCCTTGCCCCGACGCTCGTGACGGCCGACTCGATAGCCGTCCCTGAGACCAGCTATTCTCTCACGACCCCGACACCTACACTTATCGCGGCCGACTCAATAGAAGTTCCACTTTCTACTTACACGCTTACTGCGCCCACCCCTGCGTTGGCTGAAAACCTCATATTAGAAGTTCCGGCCACCAGCTTTACACAAACCAATCCAGCACCCGCAATTACCACCGCTCAGATAATTGCCGTCCCTACCGCGGGCTATACTCTGACTCCGCTGGCGCCCGCGGTTACTGAACAGTCAATTATCCTAATAACCCTAACGTCTTACACACTTGCCACATTTCCTCCTTTGGTCTTTGGAGATGACGCCTCGGTGCGAAGGGTTGAGCACGCGGGTGCAAGGCAAAATTCGGTCTTAGTTGGGACTGGTCGTAATGCATCTTCTCTTGACATTACTGGCAAAAACCAGTATGGTCGTAATTAAAGGGGAACCATATGAGCACGGATTTCTTCATAAAGCGTAACGATACCTCGCCCGCCATTCAGGCCACGCTTCAGGACTCAGCAGGCTCAGCCGTAAGCTTAGTCGGGGCTACGGTAAAGTTTATCCTTTATGACTACGCGGCAAATGAGATCGTTAATGCGGCGGCCACCGTCACCGATGCTGCTAACGGCGTAGTTCAGTATAACTGGCAGGCGGCCGACACCGCTGCGGCGGGCTTCTATCGAGCCGAGTTTGAGGTAACTTACGCGGACAGCACTGTTGAAACTTTCCCGAATTACGAGTATATTAACATCAACATATACGAGGATTTGGCCTAATGTCTCTACGCGGAAACATAAAATACTTTCGCCCGCGGGCCTCAGTTCGGGTTACAAACCCGGCAATCGAGGTTGTCTCGGTGGAGGATATGAAGGCCCACATGAGGCTTAATGATGATACGGACGATCGTTACATTACTGATCTGATACAGCAGGCCCGCGAGGAATTTGAGGATAGAACAAATATTGCCCTGATTTCACAAACCCGTAAGCTTGTTCTCGACTCGTGGAATGCTCCGCCTGAGCCATGGTGGGATGGAGTAAGAGAGATGCCCGTTACGGAAATTTATAGTGGGCGGGCGAATAGTGTAGAACTTGCAGTATTTCCTCTCATCTCAGTTGATACAGTAACGGTCTATGATGAGGATAGCAATAGCACTGCGGTAACAATTGCCTCAGTCTTTGATATAGATACAGCCTCGGTTCCATCACGCTTGACACTGCAGCGCGGGGCTACGTGGCCTATTGCTACGCGGGCTAACAATGCTGTTGAGATAGTTTACACCGTGGGCTACGGAACAAGTATTTCTGACGTGCCGACTCCGCTGGTCAGGGCCATAAAAAACCTCGTTTCTTACTTTTACGATAATCGGGGCGACGGCTGTTCTATGGGAGATGCGTTTGTGAAATCTGGCGCGGAGTCCATTGCCCGCATGTATAGACGGGCCCGGTTGTGAGGTGATATGGTCTTATGATTTGCGAATACAACCATATCGGAGGGCATGATGGCTAATTGTTGCGATATGCACTCCGGAATGCTTAAGCACCGCATCTATGTTGAGAAGCAAACAAGAACTTCTGACGGCATGGGCGGCTGGACGCAGACTTGGACTGAGGACCCTCCCGGTGGACTGATGGCCCGGATACAAAATCTTACGGGCTCCGAGCAATGGACAGCCATGCGCACTATGTCGGCCAATCTTATTCGAGTAACGGTTAGGTTTAAAGGAGACTCTAACGGAGCCCCCTACTGGACAGCGGGCGATCATCGTGTTCGCATCCGTGGCCGCTATTACAACATCAAGGCCATTCAGGATAAGAACTTTGATAGCCAGTGGCTGGTGATGGACTTGATGGAGGGAGAGCCTTCATGATAAGAGTCCTATCGGATATTGACGGGCTGGCCGAGGAACTTGAAGCTTTGGTTGAAGAAGGACAGGCCTCGGTTGCCCGCACGATGAATTTTGTAGTTAGGTCAACTGCACAGCGGGCTAGAAATAAGATTAGGAGCGGGCCAAAAACTGGGCGGACTTATGGTAGCCATCAGGCATCTGCCCCCGGCGAAGCGCCAGCCGACTGGACGGGCTACCTTGCGTCGAGCATTAGTCATACTGAGATCACAGACAACATAAGTTCCGAGGCCGAGGTAACTGTAGATGCCACCTACGCTGACACGCTTGAGTTCGGTGGCTTTAATGAAAGTGGCCGCTATGTAGAGCCCCGCCCATTCCTATATCCCTCGTTTATGGAAGCGTTAGCCGAGGGCGAAAAAGTCTTTGACCGCGAGTTAAGGAAGATGGCCGGATGAGCGAATTTTTTACGCCAGTTCAACAGGCGGTATATACCCGCTTGACAAATGCGGTAAATTCTGCTACTACTTATGACGATGTTCCAGCAAACCCGGAAGGCTTGCCTCTTGCCGATTTTCCTTTCATTGTCATAGGGCAGGATTACGGAACGGATTGGGACACAGACGATACTCTGGGCGGAGAGCTAACAGTCGTAATTCATATCTGGTCACGCGGCGAGGGTATGAAGGAACTGAAATCAATCATGGCTGATTGCTATAGCGCCCTCCACAGACAGGCCGATAATCTAAGCGCGGCGGGCTACCGTTTCGTAGACTGCCTCCACGAATTTACCGACACTTTTACTGATGGTGACGGTAGAACTCGGCACGGGGTGTGCCGATATAGTGTCATAGTAGAGAAGGAGTAAAACACTATGGCTGGATTTAATGGACGTGCCCTGACAATCGACTATTCTACCACGACTCTGGTAGGTGTTCGAACGCGGGGCTTCACAATCTCTAACGAGTATGTAGATGTTACGACTGATGACGATAGTGGCTGGCGGACTTTGCTGGCCGATCCCGGGCTGCGCTCGATTGAAGTCACGGTGAGTGGTATTTCCTCAGACGAGGTTCTCATCAATGACATGATGGCCGCTTCAGTTGCCGTTGACACTGTAGAAGTTAAACTGCCTACAGGCACGGCATCAGGTATCACGACGCCGGGTAATCTTACGGGCGACTTTCTTATCTCATCATTCGAGCAGACAGGTGAGCATGATGGTGCAGTAGAGTTTTCGGCAACCTTCATGTCAACCGGAGAGATCACTTACACCGCATCTAGCTAATTTGGGAGGATGAAATGCGAGAACTGGAAGCAACTATTGCGGGCAAGGAGATCAAGCTGGCCGCAACCTTCAAAGCGAGTATGGAACTCGCAAAGAAGGTGGCTGATCCCCTTTATATCGCGCGTGAGGCCACGCTCGAGGTCATGATGATGGAGCGGGGAATGCCGTATACTCCTAAGTGGATGTTTACGACCGAGAACATTCCTCTTATTATCAAGATCGGAGTGGGCGACGCACACACGCTCGAGGAAGTGCAGGAAATGGTATTTGAGGAAGGTTTCGCTAATTGCCGCGATATTGCTACCGAATACATCGGCCTGCTTGTAGGCCCGGTGCCGGAAGAGAGTATAGGCGAAGGTGAAAATAAGTCTGAGGGAAACTAGATTGGGCTGCCTTCGTAAAATCGGCCTACGGAACTGCACGAGATTGGGGGATACAGCCTAATGAATTTTGGGCTATGTCTACTCTGGAATTTTGGTGGGAATTTGACTACAAGATGAAAGTGCAGAAGCGAATAACTAAACGCAAGGATGGTTTTTCGGAGGCCGATTGGGAGGCAGCCCGCAAACTTCACTCGGAAAAGGTAAAGAAGAATGGCTGATCTAAGACGCAAGGTAGTTCTTACCGGGGACTCGTCGAGCGCTGACGCTGCCATCAAGAGCACGACAGGGCTTTTGGATCAGTTTGGCCGCAAGCTAAACACTACATCTTCTGCGCAACAAAATCTTGCTAACAAGACAAAAGGACTGGATGCCTCACTAGAGAAAATTCGCCGCACGGTTGACCGCAATTATGCCTCAACTAAGGCCCACGAACGGGCCGTCAGGATTTTAGACAGAAGTCTGGCTTCGGCCAAGATAACGCAGGCCGAGTATAACAGACTTGTAGACGCTTCAGCCCATCATTATAATGTAGCGGAGCAGGCTGCTCACGGAATGAACAGGGCCCTGCGGGCCAGCCGCTTCCATACGGCCAACCTTGCGGCTCAGTTCTTTGACGTTGGCGTAATGATGACCTCTGGCCAAAATCCATTTATCATGGGCGTTCAGCAGGGTTCACAATTTAGCCAAGTCTTGCAGGTCATGGGCGGCCGCAGCGCCACTACAATGTCTCTTGTCAAGTCTCTTGGCCGCGCATTTATGCAGCTTCTTCACCCAATTACACTGGTTAGTGTTGGGCTAGTTGCTGGTGCGGGCTACCTTTTCCAGTGGGCCACAAGGGCCGATGAGACAGAGGAAAAGGTGGATGCCCTTTCCGAGTCTATGCTTGAGTTGGAAAAGTCTACTGCGCAGGCTGAAGCAGCCATTCGTCTTATGTTCTCTGGTTTTGATACTGCAGAACAGCTTTTGATGAATGACCAGCTACTTTCACTGAGGCGGGAAGAAGCAAAATTACTGCAAGAAATTAACTCGATTATGCAGGCCGGAGCCCGTGGCCAAGAGTCACGGCTTCTGACTATAAGAGCTACTTTGGCTGAATTGCAGAAAGAGATTTCTGCGGCCGAAACTATATTAGAGACTAACAGAAAAACACTTAGAAATCAGGAGGCTTTAGAGCAGGGGTTAAAATCTCTTGCGACCCTGCAGGAAAATGTTGTGGCCTCGGCTGAGAAGATGCCCGAAACTTATAGGGAAACCCTCGCCAGCGCGCAACAACTTACGCGGCAGCTTGAACTACAGGCCGGTGTGGCTATGGAAAAGCTTACGTGGCTTGTCAGGCAATATCGAGGGGATATGACCCTCAGTGCCGATGAAGCATCTAGGCTGGCCGGAGGATTAGCCCGCAGCGCCAGCAATATGACCACTATAGGCTCCATTGACATTGCTACACCTATTTCGATGGCCGCTGGGGCAGCCTCCAGTCTGGCTCGTTTTCTTGGCATAGCTGTTTCGCTGAAAAGCCAGCTTTCTATGGGTGCCGCCGCAAGAATAGCTGACGAAGATACAGTAATGTCTCAGGATGCTGTTAGTGGTAATGCGGCTGACCGTTATGGTAAAGAAGATTTGCTAAGGATGGGTTATACTCCAGATTACCTTAAAACACAAGGCTTTAGTTTCGGTGGCGGTGCTGGCGGAGGCGGAGGTGGAGGTGGCTCCGAAGACCCAATAGTGGCCGAACTCGAGAGATTGCAAGAGTCTCTCATGACGCAGCTTGAGATGGAAAAAGCCAACTTTGAGGAAAGACAGCTAATTCTGGAAGAGGCCCTTGAAAAGAAACTTCTGACGCAAGAAGAGTATAATGAGTTGATGCGGCGGGCGCAAGAAGAGCACGCTCAAAGAATGGTTGATCTTGAAAGCTGGCAGCATATGACCGGCCTACAGAGAACTGAAAAATTCATGGGCGACATGGCCGATGCCCTTGCCCGAGGCAATGAGGAAATGGTCAGAATTAGTAAAGTATTCGGTGCAGCTGAGGCCCTCATTAACGCATGGAGAACCTTTTCGCAAGTTATGGCCGATGAAACCCTGCCTTGGTTTATGAAATTGCCCACGGCAATCTCGCTTCTCGGGGCCGCAATGCAAGCAGTCAGTGCAATTCAGGGTATAGGAAAAGGTGGCTCTGGACAGAGAACTGCTTCTGCGACGGCAGGGCCATCGGATGCGGGTTCTGCTGGAGCCCCGCCTGAGCAACCTCAAATGTCGCGCACACTTACCCTCATTGGAGACCGCTTTAATCGGGCTCAGGCTGAAGAGATTGCCCGCTTCATGAATGACGGGACTGATGATGGTCTGATTATCAGGGGACGAGCATGACTGTAGCAACTGAAACGGGCTATTCTTGGACTGACGGAAAATACGCTCGCATTCTTCATGCGAAAAACAGGCTTGCGGTAAAGGGTATCTCGGCCAGCGATGAAGTGACAAATTACCCTGCCAGTGCGGTAGATAGTGGAGATACTGTAGACCGTTGGCGGCCATTCGAAACTCTGCTGACCGACGGAAATCTTTTTGACTCGAGTGGCTGGTCTATCACCGGGGCTACCGCTGGAGCAGACTTTCAGACCATTACACAAGATACAAGCACTGGTGCCCATTTTATTTCTCAGACCTACACATTCCCTAACACAAATGAGCATATTTTGGCTTTTGTGGTAGAGCGGCAGACCGCGCCGGAAATTCGAGTTTTGGCCAACGATGGGACAACTAGCTACACCGTAGTCTTTGATCTGCGGGATATATCTATCAGTGGTAGCAGTAATGCATCCGGTGAGATTGAGAGTCTTGGCAACGAGCGCTACCTGCTTCGTATCTATTTTACACCTGCTGCGGGCACGGGCTACGCAAGACTTATCTTTACTGACGGAGCCACGAATAACACATTTACTGGAGACGGGGTTTCTTCTGTAAGAGTGCTTAAGGCCATTTTGCATGAAAGTGAGGCTACGCTTGACCTTGATCTTTATACTGCAGAAGGGGCAACCTGCTTCGGCGTAGCGGCCCATAATCTGGCCTCCAGCATAGCAAGCATTACTTTTTCCCATGACAGCGATGATAATGGAGTTTATACAGATATAGGCTCAGTCACGCCTACGGACGATAGTCCAATTCTGTTCTTCTTTTCTTCCATCTCCTCAGCTAAGTGGCGCATCAAGATAGCCCGTGGAGCCTTGCCTGAGATAGGAGTAATCTGGCTCGGAAACCCGCTTAAGATGGAGCGGCCATTTTATAGCGGCTTTACTCCCGCCCGGCTTGATAGGCAGACTGAGGTGCTAGGAAACTTATCCGGCAGCGGCCAGCTTCTTGGCCGATCAAAGCAGCGGACTACGTTGCAGACTTCGTGCTCATGGAACAACTTGACATATTCTTGGGTGCGGAGTAATATTGACGGACCAGACGGACTTGTGCAAGCAGTGGAAGATGAGCCTTTGTTCCTAGCGTGGCGGCCAGAACTGACTGAAGATGTTGACTACCTTATGCAGGCCAGCGTTTCACAGGTGCCACAAACTACAGGAACCCGTGACCTGATGACTATGGGACTTAGTGGGACTAGCCTTTCCTATGAATGAAAATAGTTTGAATAGGGAACCGCAGGAGTTGGTGCAGCTTAGGTTGCCCCGCTGTGCAAATATGTATGGGTGCGGTAATTGTGAAGCTGGAAATGGCTCCAGAGATACCAGTGCCCTTTCGACCAATTTTACAACTAGCGGGATTAACGGCTGGTCCAGTGGGGCTGCTGCTATTGAAAGGATAGTCGGTGGTATTCGTGTGACTAATAATTCAGGAACCGGCTATCGTGCTATTCTTAAAACAGTTACGGCGGGCAACGGTTTTTCTGGCAGTTCCTTTCGCTATATTGTCGTGCATGGCAGGCTTAAGACGTTGGCGGAGCCCACAAGCTCTGGTCAAGTTCTTAACGCCCTTATGCTGTTTACATCTACAACTAAGGCTGGTTTTGCTGGCAACGGTATAGATGCCCCGGTTCACGAAGAGTTTCGTGGCACGAACTGGAAGACGCTGAAAGAGGGCCAAGAGTTTGTCCTTGTTTTTGATGCGGCCGAAATTCCAACATACGCTACGGACTGGCAAGGGCAAGAGATTACTGGCCTGCAAATTTCTATCATTAATAATGGAGATAACGTTTTCGACCTTTATTCTGTGCAGGTTATGTCAGAAAACTTGTATGAAAATAGGGGCGGTGAATGCTATAACACGCGGGCTACCTGCGAAGACCCAAATAACTACAGGGATAAGCCGGATAGGAATTTGGAGCCCACCCTCTCACTGGGCGATGGAGACACTATCGGTAGCGGAGACCTTACTAGAACTAGCAACCTTTTCTTCTCCATTTCTATGCGGTTTGCTAGTGAGCCTGATGGAGTGCTATGGGAACTGGGTGGTGATACTGATGGCGCTTATCTAGGGGTTACGAGTGGTAACCTTGTGTTTAGGGCCGGTGATGGATCAGTTGCCAGTGGGCCAAATACGGGTAAGATTTCTGTTTCGGCTGCCGATCTTGCTGGCCGAACTGATACACTCTATGGCGAGATTGAGTTCAATGCTAGTTCAACTTGCTACGTCAGGCTTTGGCGCTTTTGCCCGTGCTCTCTTAACCTCGTGCTTCTTGGGGAAGATAGCTGGACTGACGTTGCTGGCGAATGGGCCGAAGGAGATGCGGGGGCTGTAGGAGAAGCTAATAATTTGACTACGACTGGAGAAAGTAATGCCTCATGGAATGGCCGGATTGAGAATGCTTATTTCTACGATGATCTTTATGCGAATATTACTGAACTGGATGAGTATAAGAAGGTAATAACTCTTGGCCGCGGTGTTGTTGGTGAGCCTACAGATCAATTACCGATACTACCATGCCTGCAAAATCTATCTACCCTAGGAACTAGAATTAACATTGCGGGCTCGGACGATAATTATGAACCCCTCGGCCGCCGGGCCTCGGTAAACTTTAGTTGCACTGACTTTGTCCACAGTGATATAGGCCAAGATCGCTATGTAGCTGACCGGCTGGTTAATCCTAGAAGTCAGTCTACGTTTTGGCGTAAGTGGCTGGTAAGGGAAAAGTTCGGCAAGGTGAATGCTTCTGTAAAAGTGTATGATGGCTATGCTGGCCAAGCATTGTCTGAGTATAGGGTGCGTGAATATCTTCTGGACATGGCGCAATATAATGAAGATGCGATCTCGTTTAGGGCCCGCGACATTCTTTCCCTGACGGAATTTAGGCGGGCTCAGGTTCCTGCTCCGTCCACGGGCATTCTTAAGGAGGAACTGAATGAGACTGCACTTTCCTTTGTGGTGTTCGGAGATGTGCGGCCAGATTATCCGGCCAGCGGAACTGTGCGCATAAATGATGAGATTATTCGATATAGTGAACTGACATACGACTCAGGCTCTGATGAAACTACTTTCAGTATGGTAGACTCAAGCTATAGAGGAAGCGATGGCTCGGAAGTAGCTGAACATGATGTTGATGACCTTGTGCAACTATGTCGCCGCTATACAAACGATACAGTTTCTAACGTCCTCTTAAACCTTCTTATGACCGACGCGGGCATCCCGGCTCAGCAAGTTGCGGTTGATGAGATTGAGACCGAAGACGAATTATATCTTTCAGCCTACAAGCTTACTACCCTTATTACGGAGCCCACTTCTGTAAGCAGGCTTATAGGCAAACTTTCGGAAGAATGCTCATTCTACATCTGGTGGGATGAACGGGATCAGCGAGTTAGAATGCAGGCCATTCGCGGGCTAGATATTGATGAGGATGTTCAAGCTAGCTGGGCTTATGAAAAGAATATCGTGGGCGGCTCGATGAAAATTGAGGAAAAGCCTAAGCAGCGCCTGAATGTAATTGACTTTTATTACAACCCGTCTGACTTCGCTGGCGCACTTGACAAACCCTCTAACTTCAAAAACGGGCTTCAAGTTATTAATGGAACAAGCTCGTTGCCTGAGCAGTATGGCAATTACGTGCAGATAAGGACCATTTTTTCACGGTGGCTGAGCACGGAAGCGCAGGCTAACCAAACCTCATCTCGACTGGCCCTCCGCTTTGCTGATGTTCCGCAGTATCTCGAGTTTATGGTAGACGCTAAGGATCGAGCAATCTGGACGGGCGACTTTGTTACCATTTCTCATCCACTGATTGTTGATGAGGATGGAAATAGAATTGAGGACAAAAGATGGCTAGTTGTTGAGGGTGAAGAAATTGATCCGGGTCACCTCGTCAGATATAGAGTGGCCGATGTGACACTAGACGGACTGATCTATAGGATCACTGTTGATGGGTTATCGAACTACACGGCTGCGCTGTTTGCAGCCGGAAACGCCTTCATTACTGATGATGATGGCCTGAACTCAGACGGAACTGAAGGAGCGAGGTTGGCATAATGGCAGTCTCTTGGACAACGATCACAAACGCACAGGTAGCTGCGGGTGCTCCGCTAACTACCTCACTTGTTACAGCACTACGGGACAACCCTGAAGGAATAGCGCAGCGGGCCAGCGGGGCGCTTAAAGCATTTAATGTGCCTTACAACTATCAAGAATTTACAACTATTAACGGCACTTGGATCAAGCCCGCTGACGCTGAAACTGGTGATGAAGTTTTTGTGGAATTATGCGCGGGCGGACAGGCTGGTGATGGCGCATTTGGCGGCAGAGGTGGAACTGGTATGCTTTGCCGGTTTGATATTGATGATCTGGGGGCTACTGAGCCTGTTGTTGTGGGACTTGGAGGAACGTCAAGTGGACAAGCTGGCGGAGACTCAAGCTTCGGAACGGACTTAGACAGTTCATATAGAAAAGTTGTTGGCGGAACCGCAGGCGCGGGGGCACAAGTAAGTGTAGGCTCTGCGGCAGATGAGCAAGATTTTAGAGTGGGAGAAAGCAGCACCGGGGTTCAGCTTTATGGAGGGATACCTGATACCAGTGCCGCAGGCTCTAGCCCGGGCGGCAGTGCAAACACTATTTGGGGCGGAGGTGCTGGAGGGCCGGGGACTGTTGGCGGAGTTGTTGGCGGTAACTCATGCTATCATGGCAGAGGTGGCTTTGGTATAAGCGGCGCCGCTGGCCAAGATGGTGAGTTTCCCGGTGGCGGTGGAGGTGGAAGTAGTATCTCGTTTGGCATCGGCGGGAGTGGAGTTGTCCGCGTCTACTGCATCAAGAGGATTTAAGAAATGGCCATGATTGGAAATGAACCTATTCAGCCTCCTGTCAACGTGCAGTATGAAAGAGGTATTGCGATAGACCGCAATAATCTTTTTGTGGCTGCCTATCAATGGGAGAAAGGAACGCCTAGGCCGCGTCTTAATCCTAAGGGGACACCGGAGGAAAAGAAGCTTACATGGCTGACAATGCCTGAAGCACTGGCCGATCCGAAAGAAAATGGTAAGTGGGATGAGGAAAATTTAGTTTGGCTCTTGCCCGATACCCCTGCTTATGAGGTTCTTGAACGAGTGGATAAACCGGGCTATTGGACCCTGCAAGGAAAAAGTAACGTGTGGCCCGAACGGCTTCCGTCATTGCGTGAGGGCCGAAAGTGGGTTATGACGCCGCCACCTGAGACTAGAGCCCAGCGGCCAATCTGGTCTGACTCCGCTGGCGCATGGCTATTACCTCAGCCTAGAATGATTGTAGATGCTGAGGGTTTTTGTGTAAACCTTGTAGGAACCCTTACGGACGGGAATGATATTGATGTTCCTGCGGGAGGACGAGTGGTTGATCCTGATGCTATTACAGTTACGGACGAGCTGGGAGAAACCCGCGCACTGTGTAAAGGTGATAAGCTAAATCCTGATGACACAGTTGTTTATACTAGGCCGCCCAACTATAAAAAAGTCCCTGTGCCTCTTTTAGAACAGGTGCTGCAGGATACCGGAAATCTGGCCGCCTTCAAAACCTTTATTGAGGGTAAAGGTTTTACGGTAGAGCAAGTGCGAGGTCTTGAGACGATTAGTCTCAATAACAAGCATCTTAGAGAGTTTGTGCTGGCCCAAGGTTATACTCTCAAGCAAGCTTATAATGCATTGCAGCGGGCAGCCGAAACAATGCTGGAACAAGAGACACAAACTTACAGGACTCTGGGAGAAATAGAGTGAGTGAAGATGAAATGGACGCGGTTCTTCAGCGGCTTACTCGTATAGAGACCCTTCTCGGGTCTATGGCCACGGCGGAGTCTTTTGCCCGGCTGGAAGAAAGAGTGGCTCATATAGATCGCCAGATGCCGCAGGTGGCCAGAAATGCGATTGCGGAAGCAAGAACTCATGGCTGGCATGAAGCTAAAGAGGACGAAGAAAAGGATAGAAGGGGTAGTTATTCTATTTGGATTTCAGCACTGGCCCTGATTGTATCAACCTACGTAGCCATTGCTGCAACCATTATGGATGGAGGACCGAAATGACTAGCACTAACTTTAAGTCTGTTATGGATGTTGTGTTCAAGCATGAGGGCGGTTATGTAGACCATCCGCGAGACCCCGGCGGGGCAACGAATATGGGAATAACTCACCTGACGTTGGCCGCCCATAGGGGTAAAGCCTCGGTTACGAAAACGCAGGTCAAGAACTTAACTAAGACCGAGGCCAGACAAATATATAAAGATCGCTTCTGGAAGCCTATGAAATGTGGACATATGCCCGATGGCTGGGATATGATAACTATGGATGGAGGGGTTAACAGTGGGCCGAAAAGGGGCATTAAATGGGTTCAGCGGGCCGTTGGGACGGGCGTTGATGGCGTTGTTGGCCCGAAAACCCTTGCAAGCATAAGATCGGCGGATGCGGCCCACATTAAGCGCGCTGCGTCCTTGCGCATGGGGTTCTTACGGGGCCTTAGTCACTGGTCCACGTTCGGCAAAGGGTGGACCCGGAGGGTGGCCGAAACCGAAGCTGTGGCCCTTAAGATGTTCTATCTCTATAATGATATGGAAGTTAAGCGCAAGCTTGGCGAAGATATTGTAGAGGCGAATGGAAGGAAGAAGAAAGAAACTGAAGCGACGGCCGGAGCGCCAGCAGCTGCAGGTGGTGGGGCGGTGGGCTCCACTCAGTTACCAATAGACCCAACTTACCTGATAATTGGGCTGGCCGTGATTGGGCTGGGACTGTTCGTTATCTTCAACCGCCGCAGGAATGTAGAGAAAATTCGTGTGGAAGAACTAGGAAAGGTGATGCCGAAATGAAGGGATATAGGACTGTTTTTATCATGGGGCTGGCGGCCGTTCCTCCGTTGATGGAGGTGCTGTTGCCCATCTTACAACTACCTCAGTGGCGCGGTGTTATTCCGCAAGAGTGGTGGTCGCTTTATACGCTGCTTGTGGCTATCGTTGCAATAGTGATGCGGTCTGTTACCACAACTCCGCTAGGGAGGAAAGAATGATTGGGCTTCTTACTCGGCCTGCAGGCATGATCGGCATAGGTGTTTTGGCCACCTTTGCCGCCTATCAGGTAGGTAACTGGATCGGCCAATCAAAAGGACGAAGTGCTTGTGAGTTAGAGCAAATGCAAGCTAATGAAGAAGAGCGGCTGGAAATCAGGGAAAGGATACAAGATGCACTGGATGAGATTGGCCATAATCCCACTAATGATGATATTGACCGCGTGCTCCGAGAACTTACCGGCCAGTGAAGAGACTCGCTCGACGGAGATTTGTATATCCTCGTTGAGTGCAAGACAAGTTCATGCTCAGTCCTTGGTTGATCTGGGACAGGTAGATCATCCTATCGCCCGCCAGACGAGGGCCACTGGAGCGGTAGCCCTCGGAACGATTGCGGCGGGCTGCGGCGAGACTTAATGCGGCTTGGGTTTTGAGGCCGGAACGTAGGCCGTTCCCGCAGTTGTAATCCGCTTTTCTATCATCTTGCCCTGCTCCATCATGTCAATCACATTCTGAATATTGTGGACCGGGACACGCTCCTGAAGGTATTGGATAAGCCGGTGCTTGAGGACTGGCTTATTCTCTTTTGAGTAAATGGTGAAGATGTAATACCAAGTCTCCTCCATTACCTTGCCCGCTCCGCCCTGAGCCATTGCCTTGAAGATTTCTGGCATGTAGGCCTCAGCCTCAAACAGCCAATTACTGGCTGTCTCGAAATCTCCTTTAGTTATGGTAAGGTCGTCCGAGCGGCTTACGCTGGCCACCATGCAAAGCTTGAGTAAGTGCACCGTGCGACGAATTTTATAGGACAGAAGTTTTGGGTGATCGGGTTGCGGCTCCCCGCCGGTTAGGTGAAAGTTGTCGATGAGTTCGGCCGCATCTTTTGTAAACTTTATCTCACCCCACAGACTGGCAATGTCAGCAAGCATGTCTTTTACATGCTCCAGCTTTTCCATGTCAATACTTGTCTCATCGAAGAGGGAACGAAGCTGGCGCTCGCCCGAATATATAAGTATCGTGCGAGATATAAAGCCCTGATCCCAAGCGCCCTCGGGCAAGGTGCCTTGTAGGTAGGAGGGAGTGCAGGCCGCGATCATGTTAAGCTGAGCTTTCTTAATATCAATAGGCTCCTTGTTCTTCGGCCCGTGCCGCCTTTTCTCCGAGTAATCCTTACAGTCCCAAAGATCGGTAAGGGCGTTCATAAACTCGTTATCATAGGCCGGAAGAAAGACGCCTAGCTCGTTTACGCATAGGAGAAGGGAATTGAAGGACTCGACTGGAGTCTCGCCCGGTTTCGGATTTTTAATAATCCAGCGGCGAACGGCTTCTGCAAGCTCGTCCATCATGGAGGCTTTGGTTACAGAAGAACTTCCTACATGATGAGACTCTAGGCTTTTCCAAAGTTCTCTAACCCTCCATGTTATCTCAGTCTTGCCCACTCCGGGTGGGGCCACCAGAATAACGTAGAGGTTGGGATAAAGATCGGAGCCCATAGTCCGCACCCAGACCTTACGCTCAAGAGCGCCCGCCACAAGCGATATGGCTCCCCACTTACGAAACAGAGGCGGGGAACTGAGGTGTTCTGTCATTTCCTCAAACGCTTGGATAAAATCCGGTCTTTCGGAAAGAAGTCCTTTATCCTCTTTGTCGGGTTTGGCCTTGAGCGATCTTCTTTGCCTGTCCATGCTTTCAGTCCATACTCGTTTGTTTTGTCCGCCTTGCTCCAGTTCCAGCCCACTTGGGCCTCGAGGGGAACGGTGAATTTTCGGCCGCCCCGAAGATCGAGGCTTACTTCCATTGTTTTCAGGACTTCTGGTATCAGTTCTTCTGCTTCGCTGAACGGGAGTTGGAATAGGATTGAGTCGTGGACTTGGTTCAGTAGTTGCACCTGCGGGTAGGCCCGCCAGACCTGTAACAGGCCACGGTCGATTTGCTCACCTGTCATGGACTGCGGAGCATAGGCGATGGCCTTACGGTGAGTAGAGGCATCGTTGCCTCGCCCGAAAAACATTCGCCGGCGGCCGAACAGGGTGGTGATTGTGCCAGTAGTCTGTATGTCCGATATGACGCTTTTGTGCCACTCAGGGACACAGGCAAACTGTTTGAAGTATCTGTTCTGAAATTCCTCGATGATCTTAGTTGGCACGTGAGCATGACGGGCCATTGTCCGAGGCGTTCCGTAATAGTTTGTGCCGTGGCCAAGCTTCTTTGCAAGTTGGCGATAGCTGTCCTGCCCATGTGCTAGGATGCTGTCGCAAAACTTTTTCCATTCGTTCTCATCCTCAGGCCAGTCTAGCTCCGGCCACGTCATTTTACAAACGGTAGTGTGGAGGTCGCCCGACTCACAGGCGTCGAGGTAAGCGCCCGAGAACTCAGGGCCGTGGCTGTCGTAGAAAAGGTTATAGCAGATTGCGCCCACGTTGCGGCCATCTGCCTGCTCCAGATCAACGTTGACCAAATACATTCCGGGGTCGGCCACGAATGGGTAACGTAGTTTGCGATTGACGTTTTGCAAGTTGGTCCCTGTGCCGTAGTCTGACATGGAAGAGGAAAGGCGGCCGGTGTTCGTGCCACAGGTGTTATAGGATGTGCGGATACGCTGATCTTTGTCGATCTCGGTTTTGAGGAAGCCGAGTTGTTTGTGCAAATCACGCATGGCTAGGATCATATTGGCCAGCGGGCGGGCGTAGAAATAGCGGCCCGCCAGAAATTCCAGTGCCTCACGATTGGTGGTTGCAGCAAAGATACCGTTCTGGTTTCGTTTCTTAACCTCCTTAAGGCCGAGCATGGAATAGAAGAGGTTCTTAAGCTGCACAGGCGACCGCCAATTTAACTCGCCACCAAAGATTTCACGCATGATGCGCTGGAATTTGGCGTCGAGTTCTGTAAGGTCTTTCTCTAAGAGTTTGATTGACTTCTGACGGGCCTCCTCGTCGATGAGAGTGCCTCGCATTGACATTTCTAGGATGGGGGCCAGTTTGGCTAAGGCAGTTGTATAGGTTTCCTTAACATTGTCGGGCTCGGTCTCAAGCTGTGTCATAAGCTCGCTGTATATCTCGGCCGTGACACAGCAATCTAGCCCGTTGTAGATGTGGGCAGCCTCATCGGCCGAAAGCTTGGACATAAGCTTTTCATCAAGATTAGCGGTGTCGAAGATTTTCATACGTATTTTACCTCAATGCCGTGCCGCTGAGCAAAGTCTATCTCATGGGCTATGCCCTCCGACTCTTTCCAGCCCGCGATCATGAAGATATGGATAGACTCTGCGGAAAGAAGCATTCTTTCGTTAAAGTCCTGCCACCAAACGTGGTCAGTTTGAGATAGGCCGAGAAGGGCAAACTGGTGGCCGTAGACGATGGGCGAGAATACTACAAGGCCCTTACGCATCTGCTCGGCGCAGTAGTAAAGAGTTCTCTCGTAGCGAACATGACGAACGGCTGCGTCGGGGTGGGAGTATGGGCTGGCTACGTAGATCATGCAGTCCTCGTTATGATTTCGTGACGAGTTCCGTTAAGGAGGATGGTTTCTCCGTTGGTCATTACGGCCAGACAGCCGGGACCTCTCTCGTTAAATCGGTTCCCATCTTCGTCTTGATGGACGAAGGTTATGGGTTGGTCAAGATCGCTGATAAAAATAACGTTGGCCATGTTTAGGGATATTTCCCGACACAGTTGATTTTGTATCATTATTGCAGTTATGAACATCAGTCGTCTCCCTGCTTAAGTGTTGAGTGATCGGTGCGCATGAATTTCCATGAGGGCTCGTTTGTGTAGATTGAGCCCAAAAAGCCTAAGCCTTTTTCTAACTCGGGCTGGAGTGAGTGGTGGAGAACCATTGTGTCGCCCAGAAAATGTGGGCAAGGTATGTGGACTGTGCGCCAAAGATAGTTCATGTCGTAGGAGAAGTTTTGGCCGACGACTTTCTTTTCGGCTAGGATATGCCTGACCCAATTCCATGCCTCACATTCTTCCTCGGCCGTTGACCAGTAATTTCCATCTTCTGCGGCCCGGCTCCAGAAAGGGATCACAATGCAGCGATCTCCGCTGGCCGTCGAAAAGCCGATCTCAGTTATCGTCCGTTCCTTAGTTTCAATGTCGGCCGACACGAAGGGCTCGTCTTTGAGGAATTGATTATAGAAAGCCTCAATGTCCCCGATAGAGGGCTCAAGGTAAATTAGGTGCGACGGGCGATGGAGTTCAGAGAAGCTGCTTTCGTGCCTGACCTTATGGAAATCGGCCACGGCTACGATGCGCATTTCCCATTGACGGAGGATTGCGGCCGGATGCCATGTAGGAATTACCTTATACTTTCCGCCCAGAACGTCAGGATGGGTAAGCATGGGAGCCCCGCGATATTTCTTAATGCCCACCTTTTTGCACAGGGCCCATAAAGGAGTGTTGCCCACGGCTACGATTATGTTAGGACGAGTCCGTTCGATCTCCTCAAACAGACGGTCTAACTCAGGCTGAAATTCCTTTCGCACGTAGCTGCCTTGCTTGATCGGACGATAGTTAGGTATGCCTTCGGCCTTGGGGCCACAGAATGCCTCTATCTTATTATTAGTCGGGCGACGATTGAATACGTTCGTGAGGTAGCATTCGTTTATGTCCACGCCGGTCTGACGCAGGATGCCTCGGAGGACAGAGCCGGATGGCCCTTGAAAGGGCTTACCTACCCGCTCTTCTTGCTCGCCCCAAGCCTCGCCAACAATCATAATCGGCTTATGCATCTTGCCTCTCTTTCTTGTAAGTGAACTTGCCACCTCGGCTTAGGAGAAAGGCTATCTCGGCCTGTTCCGTAGAAAGGCCACTGTCTATCTCGTAAAGAGAGTCTTTGACTATAGACCGCTTGCGGCCCTCAGCCGTTCTTTCGTCCGGTTTTTCATTGTAGACTCGGGGCTGAAGCTGGCCCGAGAATGAGATTTCGTAGCAGAACCAAGCCACTTTTGTCCTCCCATATGGCGGTATCATTTAATCATAAAGCCATATCAACCTTATGTCAATCCTCGGAACGAGGCACTACATCAAGCATGACAGGTGGATGGATTAGCCCGATTATGGAAAGGCGGATGAAGCCACCGTTCTTGAGTTCTTCTAGCTCTCGTGGGGTGGGCTCCCATATGGACTCCATGACGTTGCCCAATTCTGGCTCAGGGCGGTCCGCGATGGATAGAGCATTATACTCATCTTGGTCTGATGCAAGGCGGCGAGTTTGAAGTGGGTGAACTGCGGATAGCATTAGTCTAACTCCAGATTTTGGCGGGCGAGTGCCACATATTCGGGATTTAATTCGAGGCCCAGAGACCAGTCGGCCCCCATTTCCTCGGCCACTTTTACTGCATTACCTGAGCCGCAGGTAGGGTCAAGCATTACTGTAGTCTCGTCCACAAACATCGTGAAGAAATGCTCTAGCATCTTTGTGGACTTTTCACTCATATGGTAGTCTTTGGTGACAGTGGTTCCGACACAGTTTCCTTTGGCCTTGACGATTTTGCGGTCGCCCCTCGTGCAGAGGAAGGCAGTCTCGTAGATGCGACGGGGGCCACGTTTTGCATCAGGCAAGATGCCCGTGTTGTCGGTCTTAAACCAGATAAGGGGGAATGGATTAACTTTCCAGCCCGCCTCTTCAAGCCTGTGCTTAGTTTCTTGATAGAAGTCCATGCTGAACCAGAACATCATATGGGCCGAAGGGGCTACAAAGTTATCTTGCCGCTCCAAGAATTTGTCTATCAACTCCCAATAGATTTCAGGCTTGTCAGCGTAGCCCCCGTAAAGCTTGGCCCCCGACTGGCCCTTAGTGTCGCCCGCGCTGATGCCGTAGGGGAAGTCACAGTGAATGAAGTTGAAAGGAACCTCGTAGACCTCCTTTGACCACACGTTGAAATTGGCCTCCTGAATATCAGCGTATCGTTTCACGGCGGGCTGGATGCTAAGAACCTCTTCTTCGGTGATAGTTGGGGACTCACTCGACGAAGGGAGACTCTCCTGACGAAGATTACGCAAGGCTGATGTTTTCTTGCGTTCCATTGCCCGCTGCGCGTAATTGGCTGCGGTCGTAAGTTTCGGTGAGGAGATAACGTCCTCAACACCCTCATCCATGGCCTTCTTTACCAGAAGTTGCTTGGCCACGTTAGACTGACTCATGCCAAGGGCCTCGGCGGTCCGTTCTTGAGACCAATCTTCCTCAGTCCCCGACTTGATTTCATGGTAGAGGGAGACTGCATCTACCTCATCTTGCCACGAAAGGTCGAGGCGTTTGACGTTTTCTTCAAGCTCGATAAGGTGCATTTCCTCATCAGTCAGGTTTTCCGTAAACTGCACAGCGATTTGATCGAAGCCCAAGAGTTTGTGGGCCTCATAGCGGCGCTCGCCCGCGATTAGGACAAGATCGCGAGTGACTGTGATTGGATTGATGAGGCCACGCTGTCGGATTGACTCGGCCAATTCTTCCAGTTTAGTTGGGTCGATTTCTTTTCTTTGCCTGTTGTCCCTGTTGACCGTGATGGAGTCAAGCGGGATGTAAGAGAAGTTTCCGCTCGTCATATAAGGTCTCCTCCGAGGGTTACTGAGGTTTTATACTTTGCATCTTCATTTCCTTTTCTCTCATCCATGACCATCATGGCTGTTCGAGCGTAGCCCGCAATGTCGATCCATGAGTCAAAATGGTCTGGTGTCTCACAGAGACGGGCCATCTTGTCCGCGATCATCTCAAGAACATGGCGGAGTTCTGCATCCTCGCAATGGCGCAACTCCTTTTTCATGTTGGCCGTGCGCTGAAAGTGGTATAGCGGGTGGCCATAGGCTGCTTGACGTTCTTTGTTGACGAGGCCGGTTAGCTGCTCATCAAACTTATCTGTAAAAGTGGGCATGTTTACTTCCTCGGTGGGAGGAAGGGCCGCTAAGCCCTTCCTGATGTTGAACGTTAGACCGGAGCCGTCTTGCCGATTTCGGCATAAACAACCTCTGGGTCTTCCGGGTCCGGCCGATGCCTGAGTTCGGCCATGACCTGAGTCCCGACGCAGGCCGCAAGGCTTTCCGTCAGGGACAACTCGGCATCAACGCCACAGTGCTCGAGGAAGCGTTTGAGGTTGAAAAGGGAGCGCTCGTAAGACGCTTTTTCGTCCTCCGCGGTTGGGAAAAGGAAGGTCTTGCGCTGCGAGTAGCCCGCAATGTTTCCGTAGTCCCCGAGTTCGTCTGTATCTACATCGTCGCCCGGCGAAACGCAGGTGAGTTGGATGTTGACACGCTCAAACTCAGCCCCCGTGCGGCCCGAAGTGAATTCGTCTACTTCGGGATGCTTCGACACCTGCCAGATGTAATGGCCGATAGGTGGGTTCGGTGGCCGCTGAATTTCTTCGAGCTTCCGGTCCAGTGCTTCTGAAAACTTCATTCTTTCATTCCTTCTGAAGTTGGGTTGATGAGGGCTCCCTAGCCAGACCCGCCCTCCGAGGCCCGTTCTACGGTGGGCTAGGAGTTCTTAAGACGCTCGAAGATTTTCCTCAAGCCATCTTTTATTTCGTAATGCGCCTCAATCCGCATCGGGGCGGGATTTTTGAGGTCGATCAGGGCGGTGGGAACTGTGTGGATCATGCGCTTAACGTTAGCCCCGGAACCGCGTGTTTCTGAGAGGATCATGGTGTTGAAGAAACGCGGGAGTTTCGGGCCGAGAGCCTTGCCGATGGCTGAGGCATAGCCCTTAATCATGCCCTCTTTTGTTTCTACCATGTCCACATGAGATATTACTATTACGTTCGTGTTGAAGCCGTCTGAGGTAAGGTTGGCCACAAGGTCCTCGATCAGGTCTTGCGCAGTCTTATACCACTGACGAGGGTCTTTGGCCGCCGGATTGGCTGCTTTAGCCCACAGCATAGCTGCGCGGCCGATGTTGGTTAGTGAGTCTATGACGAGAATTGTATCATGGCCCCAAGTAGCCGGATCACTATCATCTTCTGGCCAGCTTTCTAGAGCGCGAAGGGCGTTAAGGTATGCTTTTGGCGAGCCATCTACTTTTGGCCCTGCGGACGACATTTTGATGCGGTCTCTGAAGGTCTCATACTCGATGTTGTCGAGGAGTTTCGGATCGGACTCTTTGACGTGATTGATAAGGGCGTCCAGCCCGCTGTCCATGTCGATGATGCGGAGTTTGTAGCCCGCCTCAACAAGGGAGGTCAGGGCTCCGGTTTTCCCTGCGCCGGAGGCACCTATGAATAGGAGTTTGACAAATTCGGCCGACTTATGCTCACTTGCTTTTGGCATTGGCTATTTTCTCCTTAAGTGCCTTGATGGCCTTTTTCAGTGTTTCTGGTTCAGTGTCGGTTATCTCTACTCGGAGTCCGGTGGGCTGATGAAGCAGGGTTTTGTCTCTGACTACGAAATTCGGGGTTCGGCCTCTTCTATCCTTTATCATCGTTTCTGTCCTTCATCCTCAGCGCTCCTTGATCGGGTCCCAGTCATGTTCTACAAAATCGCCGCGAATGTAGCTTTCGCGAACCTTCGGGCTCCGCTGGCAGAGGATGCGGAACTCGCAGCCCCCGTAATTTCCGCAGGCGTTCGGGTTCATTGGCCACTTTGTTTCCTCGTCCTGAGCATGTTTTGTGAGGTCTTGAAAGTTATGGATGAAATAGATTGTGTTCTGGAGCCACTCCTCAATCTGATCCTTTGACCGCGTTGTTACGCCTCGTTCGAAGCGAGTAAAGTTGACTGCGATCTGGGCGGCATCGATTATAACTCCGGCGATGGGAGAATGAAGGACAGCTTGACCGGCCATCGCATAACCGCTCATCTGGTTGTTTGGTGAGAAGGTGTCGAAGTAGTAAGTGCCGACCGTGCCGCCAGTTGTCTTTTGGTCCATGACATAAAATTGGTCTGCCATTGAGACTACTCGGTCTAGGTGCCCGCAATACATGATGTTGGGGCTGATTTCTAGGCTGAAAGATAGCTCTACTGCCGGGCGGCCATCGTCGAGGTGGTGGGTTTTTAATCCATCATCGGTCTCGATGGCGAATTGTTCAATATACCAGACAATGGTGCGGATGAGATTTGGCCGAGTTTTTGCATTATCCTCGAACACGCGAGGCCGATTGTTGTCATTGTCCCACGAGGCGGTAAGTGCTTCGCGGACGACCTTGCGCTGAGCGGTTTCTATACTCTCGCCCTCGGCCCGGTATTTATAGAAGTTTTCGAGGGCGGAGGCGTATATGCCGCCAAAGATAAGATGGACAGATTTGTGCTTAGGGCTGATGCCCCGGATGATGCGGTAGTAATACTTGCGCGGGCAAGTCATTGCGAGGTCGAGGGAAGTTGCATCCCATGCAAACTGGTAGCCGTTCTCGAACGACTTTTTCTCATTGGCGATCATGAGAGGACTCCCTAAATGTCGATGCCCAAATCACCGAGACCCTTGACGGCTTTCTCTTTTTCAGTGAGTTTGGGTGAAGTTGTTTTGCGGCTGGTGGACTTAGGGGCTGTCTTGAAAAGGTGTCGGCGTTTGCGCATCTCCGCTATGATGAGGTCAATGTCCTCGTCCGTTAGGGATAGAGGATCGCGGGCGAAGAGTTCGTTAATGTCGGATTTTTCTTCCATTTCAGATTTCCACATCTAGGTCAGGGGTTTCGTTCTTAATGGCCTCCTGCTCGATGCGCTTTTTGTCCACGTAGTTGCTGATGATGGTGCGGACCGCAACCGAGGTTGGGATGCCATTAGGCCGGAAAATGGACTCTAGGAAGTCCCAATCACCCTCACGTAGGTTTAGGGTGTGTTTCTGGAGATCAGCTTTCATTTGATTTCTTCTTTATGATACAGAGTTCACTATCCGGGTTTGTGCGGGAGCGAGTTATTGATAGGGAGGCAAGCATAGGGTCTGTTTTCATTTCCTGATACATAAGCTGGCGTAACTGCTCAACCTTGTTAGTGCTCACGAGTAGCCCGTGTTCACTATGATACGCAGCGTAAAGTATCTCAAGAAGCTCGACCGAATGCTTTCCCATCAGGCTTCTGCCTTTTCCTCGTTCTTTAGTTCCAGCGTTTCTGCCGGCGTCAAGGTGACTATTGGGTGAAGGTTCTGGCGGCGGGGCTCGAGGTCGGTGCAGACACAGATGTAGTCTATGCCTTGATCGATCCAAGGTGAGATATACATTGCTTGTGAGGCCTCGATGTAGCCGATGTGCTGGCCATCGTATAGGACTTTGATGGCGAAGCTGTCGAACGGGTTTTCAGGCTCCCGCTCGATTTCGAGGTCCACGGGCGGCAGGAAATTGGAGACGATTGCCTTGGCCGGAACTCCATCGCGCTCACGAAAATGCATTCCTACTACGGCGACATTGGGAAAAACAGGCGGCTTCATGGTTTTCTCCGTTCTTCATGGGGTTAGGAAAAAGGAGTGCGCCCTCGTGGCAGAAAGCGCACTCCTAGTTGGGCCAGCCTCAACCCGACGAAAAGGCTGGCCGGGAGGATTAGATTTCCTCGAGGTCGGTGGGGATGGACTCACGCAGCTTGAGGTTCTTCTTTGCGGCCTCCACGATCTTCGGGTTCTCCGAAATCTGGGCCACAAGTTCCTTGATGGAGTCCTCGCCGTTCTTCTCGAGGTATTCCTTCTGGGTCATGCCCTTCTCTTTGATTTTGCCCGTGACATACTGCTTGGCCAGCGAGCGGCATTCCTTGGTAAGCGGATCGAGGCGAGTTGCGCCACCGCCGACAGAAGCGAGGGTGAAGATGTAGTCTTTGTCTTTCTCTGCAACGAGGGCGCGGGCATCCTTGGCGATTTTCTCCACGTCGCCGTCCACGGACTCGAGCATTTCTTTGATCTTAGTCCGAACGTTGTTGCCGATGTTCTCGGCTCGGACTTGATTGAGGGCTTTGGCCTCGGCTTCGGTGATCTGGTGGCCCTCGGCGTAGGGCTGAGATACCTCGACCAGAACACCTTGGACCGTGATTTCTTTCTTCTCTGACATGGTTTTTCTCCTCTTACATGTCGGTTGCGGAAGCGGGGTGAGTGGTTTGACTAATCCGCTGTTGCCATGCGTTCTTTATGGCCGCTGGCGGATGCAATGTCAAGTCATCTTTCGTATTTTTTCTGTGCGAGTGCGATGCGGGCAGCGTGTGACTCTTTCGCAACACGTTTCCGGCCATCGGGATCACCTTCTCTATGCCACATGCACGGTTGCCCGATCATGGCGCAGCAGAAATGGCAAGCGACTAGATTGATTATTTCAGTATTTGAAAGCATGTTTTCCTCCATCGGTATGGTATTTTTACATATACGGGCGGAATTGTCAACCCCCGTTTTGTAGGTAGTAGATGGTGAAGAGGGCCACGAGGCAGAGGACGATAGTTATGGCTACGGCGAGGGCGGCGATAACGCCAGCGCCCTCGTCTGGCCGGGAGTGATAGTCTGCTTGGTCCTCGGGCAGTCTTTTGTCTTGTTTCATCTCGATATGGTCCTATCTTTTAATGGTAGCGCCATAGGCGCTCACAAACTTCGTTACACTCAACATATTCGGCTCGCTCCCACGATTAGTTACTATACAAGGAGGTGGCTCGCTAGTTCGCATTGATACTGTCCTGTTCGGTGACTCGCTCCACTTTTGAGTTTCATTCTGGACAACCGGCTCGCTCACTTGACACGATACTTTTGCTTTACGCGGCTCGCTCGCTCCTTTTATTACTGTCAACAGTCATGGCTCGCTCATCAACTTTGTTACAGTCTTACTCTGTGGCTCGCTCATTCTCTTCGTTACATTCGATATGCTTGGCTCGCTCGCTTGGTATGTTACTGTCAGACCATTCGGCTCGCTCTCATCATGAGTTACTGTCTTATCAGACGGCTCGCTCAGGGGGATAGATACTAGCTTTAGGGGTGGCTCACTCTCTGCTTACGGCACTCTAGGTCACGATGGCTCGCTCTTCCGATTAGTTACTTTCGGCCACAATGACTCGCTCTGATGGTTTGTTACTTTCGGATACGATGGCTCGCTCTGATGCTTTGTTTCGATCAGTAATTCTGGCTCTCTCGTCATGCACGATACACTCGATGTAGTAGGATCGCTCTTCTTCTTTGTTACAGTCATATCGAGCGACTCGCTCCCAAGTTAGGTTACTGTCCGTGGTATTGGCTCGCTCAGCAATCGAGTTACAGTTTCCATTCTCGGCTCGCTCGCGGAAAAAGTTACAGTCGGCGTGACGGGCTCGCTCACTTCTTTAGTTACTATCTTCAGCGGTGGCTCGCTCACTTCTTTAGTTACTATCACGATTAATGGCTAGATACTCCTTCGTGTCGAAGTTAGGCGGTTCGACGTAATGAGCGTGGCCAAGATGCTCGATTACGAAAGGCTTCGGTGGCCGCTCGTTGAGTTCCACGACATGCCAGACGTGGTGGAGGTGAGAGAGGAAGAACTTGACCGCATAGCGTTGAGCCCGCAGATGGATTTGGGCGTCAGGGAGGCGGCCCTCAATCATCGCCTTATAAGCCTCGGTCTGTTTGCCGTAATTCTTACTGGCGAGTTGCTTAGCGGCCTGCTCAGCGAAGTCGCCCGCGAGGTTCTTGCGAACTTCCTGCTCTTTACGTTGGCGATAGAGTTGGCCGTAAAAGGCATCATCGCGGCCTGAGACTTTGGTGAAGGACTCGCCAAGAAGCCAGCAAAGGCGCTTGAGACTTGCGTTCCACGGCCGAACCTGCCCTTTCTTCCATTCTATGTCAGGGTTAAGGCCACAGAAATTCCACCAGTGGCCTACGGTCGGCCGGATTTGAAGGCGAGACAGGAAGCCTGCCGTGATAACTGGACCGACTCCTTTCTGTGAGATGGCCCACTGGCCGATGGTGTGAGACTCAACGTATTTGGACAGGGCTCCCTTGACCTGCTGTTCGAGAAGGTCGAATTGAGAGAAAGCCCATGCTAGGGTTGAGTGAGGCTCGCCCTGCTTTTCGGCCGCGTTGATCTGGTTGCCCGCCGTGATGCGGAAGCGCTGGAAAGCGTAATAGGTGTCCACGAGGTAGCGGGCTTCTGCGGGACCGAGGGTTTTTGCGGCCGCACGTTCGTCACGAGTAAGGCGGGCGAGGTTTTCAAGATCGAGGTTCATCGGGTTTCTCCTTAGTTGCTGTCAAAGCCTTCGGTGGTGCAGTAGATAAGCTTGCGCTTGGCACGAGTTTCTATTACGTATTTGATATTTGCGTCTTGGCCCTCCTCGACACGGCAGAGGAAGGGATCAAGGAACCAGACCGTATTGAACTCTAGCCCCTTGGACTTATGGCCGGTCATGAGGTGGATGCGGCCCTCGGAGTTGAGGAGCCGGTCAAGGTAGAAGATCGCGTCTCCAAGGTTGTCTGTCCGCTCAAGGAAGAGTTTGATGCACTCATAACGGTCATGGATGGCCGCTTTGCCTCCTTTGCGGGCCCGCTTAAGCTCCTTGGCCTTCCATTCGTCTAGGGCGGCTATTGAGGCTAGGTTCGGCTGCGAGTTCCCGCCAAGCTTTTTCATGATTTTCTTGAGCGGAGCAGCAATGTCGCGGCCAGCTATGACCGGGGGCTTGCCGGACTCAAGGAGTTTCATGGCTATGGCGAAGAGGGGAGCGTTGTTGCGGCATACGATGGCGTCGCCTAGGGCAAGGTCGTCCGCAGACCATGATTTGATTTGAAGGACTTCGCCATCCTCAGCCCAATCGGGAGCCTTCATGTCGGGAGCCCGCCAACATGCGTTCTCGGTGATCTTGCGGGCGCACCGGAAGCTGATGGTGAGGGAATACTCAGTCATGGAGAAGAGTTGAGAAAGCTCGGTCATGGAGTTTGAGTCTGCCCCACGGAAGGCGTAGATAGCTTGGCAAGGATCGCCCACCGCAATTACCCTGCGGTTGCGGACGATTTTCTTAAGGATGTGATGGTTAAGGCCAGACAGGTCTTGTGACTCGTCCACAAGGGTTAGTGAAGGTGAGGGCCACGGGGCAGCTGTGATGGCCGGGCAGAATACCATGTCGTCAAAATCGACAGAGCCCTGAAGGGCTTGTTTGAAGCTTTCGATTGAGACGGCTTTGATAAGGTATTCTTGGACCTGAGATACCTCGAACTCGAGGGAAGAGAAGAACTCCATGTCGGAGTATAAGGGCTTCCAGTGGCCTTTGTAGGCCTCGGGCAGCCAGCCCATGTTCTTGCCTTTTGACACGAAGTCGAGGATTTCTGACATTTTCTCAAAGGCGTGGTCTCGATCTTCTCCGTCGAGTTTGTCGATCTCTTCTTTAAGGATGAGATAGACCTTGTTCTTTTTCACATCGCACTTTCGGCGGATGAACTGGAACCACGCTTTGTAGCCCAGACCGTGAAGGGTCTTGCTTTCGCAGTTTGGCGGCAGGCGGTCGGCCATCTCCGTCGCGATGGATTTGTTGAAGGCGAGGCAGAGAATGTCGGTATCGGGCAGCGCCTCTGCGATGAGGACTAGGGTGGAGGTTTTGGCTGCACCGGCACGGGCGATAACGCAGAGGTTGTCGCTGGTATCGCGGGCCGCCTCTACGATTGCTTTTTGTTCAGGTGTCGGGTCGAAGTCGGGCATTTCAGTTTCCTTTGCTATTGGCCGCACTTATGGCGGTATGTTCTTCTACCATATGGTTGCGGGAATGTCAAATACTTTCTCATATCTCAATTCCCGGTATCGTGAAGTCGAGCGCGGACTCGATTTCCTCGTAGTGAGGGATTGGCGGGCTTTTCTCACGAAGGAGGAAAAGGAGGCTCTCGGGCTCTAGGCCGCCCTCGTAAACGAACTGAAGGCAGCCCCGATGGTCTTGAAGCCTCCATGTGTGGTAGAGGTTGGTAGAGGGCTCGTAAAGGATACGAAGGTGGAGGGAGATGTGGACGAGGTTTCTTGCAGCATATTGCATTGTGTTACTCCGATATGTAGTCTGTGAGGCCCGGAATGTTGACGTCTATCTCTTCGCCCGTTTCAGGGTCAATGAGGCGGCCTTCGGGAATATGATGCTCGAAGATTAGGATGCGACCGGCCTGCTTGTCTGGCTTTCCTTCGTCATTGACCTGCTTGATGATGAGAAGGTCGTAGGATACCTCAGCCCGCTGGCCGGGAAGGGCAATTGCCTCTTGAGCCATTTCGCGAAGGAGGTTGCGATACATGTAGCAACGTTGTTTGAAGTTGATGGCCCGGCCGGGGGTAGATAGCTCGTAGCGGAGGCCGGGCTTTTTGAGGGCTAGGTCTAGGACGTATTTAACATCCTGATAAGCGGCGGGCGATTGTTCTTTTCTAGAACGCGGCATCAAAGACCTCCTTATGAAAGCGACAGACGTAGGTTTCAGGGTAAAGTTGGATGGCCACGAATAACTCATCGCCATCCGGGGCGAAGCATTTTACTAAGGCCGTTGATTGTTCTATCTTGGCCCCCAGTGCTCGCATCATTTCGAGGATGAAGTTTACCTGCTCCTCAGTCAGGACTCGTGTGAAGTAGCTATACATTCCTGTTTCTCCAAGTCCGCTCGTGGGGTATGCGGCCTATGCGATTTGATAAGGTGGTAAGTTGCTCGTCGGTCAGGGCCGATTGTTCGAGGGCGATAGGGATTGAGGCCAGAAGCGCCTCGGGGTTTGCGTCGGAAAGAAGCTGGGCTATGGCCGTTCTTTCACGAAG